CTTCGATTCCATTTTTCCCCTCCATTGAGTCTTCTACTACAAAGACAGTACAACTCACTGGAAGTCTTGATTCTGGGTTATCCAACCATTGTTGGACCCGACCAGTGCGGGAGATTAGTTCAGCTGTCATTTCAAAATAAATCTTCTAATGTAGGTGGTTTATAGTCTGGTCCTTTAAGAACCTTCCCATCTTCTCGATATATTGGTTTACCGTCCTTATCGAGTTTGGACATATTTGATTTGTGAACACGGTCTAATGCTTCATCTAAGAACCATCCCATATTCTCTGCGTACTGATAGCATACATATACTAAATCAGCTAATTCTTTCAGACACTCTTCTTTTACATTACGTCCATGCCTGAATAACATACCTTCAGCCTCTAAGAATTCCTTGAACTCCTCTACAATTAAATCTTTCTGTACAGCTCTAGTTGATCTAGTAGCATCACTTTTTAAATTGTATTTTGTTCGGAACTCTCTCGCCTGAGTGGATAAAAACGATTTCTTCATGAGGCCAGTGTTCTATTAAATTAGTGAGTGAATTACCCATTACAAAGTTCTGTCTCTGTAAGGCTAAGAAAAGGGTTATTATATCTTTTTTATGAATATCATATGTTTCATTTAACTTATCTTCAAGCAACCGCATCCTTAGATCCTGCTCCACTGTTAACTTTGTAATTGGGGCTGGGGGACCAGAGGTTGGGTTTATTGGTTTTGAAGTCATAATCATCAACTGTTAGGATACGTGCAAGTCTAGCATTTGTTATAGCAGCTTCAGCTGAATAATCTTTATCTTCAAATGCTTTGACAACTGTTTTCCAAGAATAACCTTCCTTAGCAAAGAGAGTTTCAGCTCTCTTAACACCAATACCTGGTACTCCTGGATAACCATCTGTTTGATCACCTGCTAATGTTTGGATTAGATGCCATTTTGCACCATCTTCCTTACTGACTGTGATCATTTCATCTAAATTATATAACTTACCAGGTATCTGTCTCATATCTTTATCAGGTGATACAATGATATTACCTGGATGTTTAGTAGCATAGATGCCCATTGCATCGTCAGCCTCTAAAGTAGGCATAGTGATTACATCATACTCAGTCTTGAGTTCACGTATAACTCGTTTATAGCCACAAGGCTTTTTACGATTCCTATGCCCCTTATATGAAGGTAATATATTCTTTCTAAAATTTATACTATCAGAAAAGAATAGTTTTAAAGCAGTGAATGCCCCAAATTTGTCTGTAATTTTGGTAAGTTCTCTACGTGTAGCGGATAGTGCATCACTAAAGTTAGAAGTGACAAGGATAACATCGTTACCAAAGTCAATTTCAGTCTCCGCCGCAGCGCATGACTTATATACGATGAAGTCGGCATCAATTAATAATTCCATAGTTAGTGTACATCAGCCCAGGTGGTACCACTTTTTGATTCAGCAGCGACTGGACATCTCATGTTATAATACTCACCAGCTTGCATCGCTGTGAGTTCGAGTAAAAATTTCAAATCTTCGACTTCTGACTGTGAGCATTCAAATTGTAATTCATCATGAACGAAAGCCAACTGTCTAGCAGTTTGTGGTAAATTCTCATTAGCTAAGACCATCCATCTCTTCGCCAAGATCGCTGACGATCCTTGTAAGAGGTAGTTAAGGGACTTATGCCTCGAGTCACACAAGATACGACGGTGGTCGAGTCCATAAACATAACCCCTCTCACTAGCTTTGTGTACCCCTTCCAGAAGTTCCTTAAGACCTGGAATGGCTGCGATATAAGCTGACCTAATCTCTTTACCTTTCTTTGTTGCCTCGTCCTTGGGAAGCTGTTTGTCATAACTTAATCCTATTTTGGTATCCCCAGCCCCGTAGAGGAAGGCGTAGGTGACTGTTTTGACTTGCTTTCTGGTGATTCCAATACGCTCGGCATTTGTGGCGTGGATATCTCCGGTAGTGAGGATGTTGGTATAACGTCCTTGATCATATCTGGCGAGATAATGAGCGAGCATCCTGAGCTCAATACCGCTAAGGTCGGCACCAACCATAAGTAAAGTCGGGGAGGCTGTAAATAAATTCCTAAATCTTTCATCTGAGGGAACCTGGGCTAAATTTGGTTTACGATGGGCACATCTAAATGTAGATGTTGCCACTGAACAGTGGTGATGTATCCTAGACTTCGTACATAGCTTCTGCCATGCGTTCACGCCTTCTGATATCATCCCTAACTGCTTTGTCAGATCCAATAGTTTCAGAAAAGCTAGAGCTATATCCGATCCAATATCTTTCAATACTGTCTCGTTTATTACTGCCTTTCCTGTCGATGTCATTAATGACGGAATCCAACCATAATGTGTCTGTAGTATCCATGATATATGGTCCCTACTTGTGGGATTTAACTCCTTTAGTTTAGTGAGTGTAGCTCCTTTAACGTACCCTGTTCTAACATTAGTTCGTTTAGGAGTGAATCTTGGTCCTTCGATGAAAGGATGCCTGTTGCGTAGTAATTTTTGAGTAGCTTCATACTCTCGTCTGAGAGTAGATTCAAGTTCCCGTGCAGCTGGCTCGTTAAAGTACCATCCATGGATTTCTTGTTGTGTAAGTATTTGTGATACCTGATGTTCTAATTTGATCCAATCAGGTAAGGGTGAAAATGTTCGCATAGTTTCTTAGTAACTATAACGTCTTGTTTACAATAGTCTTCCATTTCTTGTGACCATTCAGACCAATCAGCGGTCTTACCATAGTCTCCCTTATGCTCACCTAAACGGTAACCATAAGCTTCAAGAGAATGTGAACCGTATAGTTTAGTAGGCATATCTTTCCATTCATTCTTCTTATCTATATCGAGTAAATTCGGATGATATAACCTAGATAACAGAAGAGTATCAACAATGATAGGAGGATACTTAAAGAAAGGATAGAGCCTTTTAATAAGAGGTAAATCGAAACCGAGAATATTATGACCAACGACAGTATCAGCAACCGAGAGATTAGTAATAGCCGTTGTAATGGCACGGTTTGCCATTGGTAATTCCTTCGCTTGAGTCGAGTATCTCTCATCATTATACGTCTCTGTTTGATCCTCTTCAATCCAATATAACGTGGCGCAGTGTATTCTCGTAGCATTTCTTAATAATCCATTAGTTTCTAAATCAAATACGATTGTCCCTACGCCATCTGTAGGTTTTGTCAACGAACTTTGCTTTGTCAACTGATGCTTGCGATGGTGGGTTAGGTTTATTTAAATTATCTATATGTTCATACCATGGGTGTTTATAGCCTCCATCAAAAATCTGTGGCTGGGTTAAATTCGGGTTGAGTTTCATGTTCATTAAATCTGCAGGTGTTTAAGTCATAGTCTAGTTCACATGCGACACCAACTTCGCCTGAATATCTATTCTTAAGGACTCTAACAGTCGTAAGCTTTCTAGCAGCATCGGCTTGTTGATCGACTTCGAGCGCAACAACGCTGTCGCTGATTTGAGCAATTGAATGAGATCCTCTGAGTGAAGCGAGAGACACTCGTCCACCTTCTTCGTGCGAAGCCCTATCATTACTACTTCTCCGTAAATGTGATACTAAAAATAATGCGATACCAGTACGTTCTACTAATGACCTTAATTTAGTCATTGTAACGTCTATCATTCTCCGTTCATCACCATCTAATCCAGATAATAATATACTAAGATGATCTAAAAATATAATCTTACATTCTAAACCAGTAGCCATGTACTCTATTCTATTATATATTAAGTCAGGTTCAAAGGAACCAAAGCCATCAAATAAAAATAAGTTCCATTCAGCTATAGTATTATTAAATGCAAATTCTAATTCTTCTTCCTCTTGTTCTTTCAGATGTAAGTTACTTCCAACAGCTGTGGACATCAATCCAAGTGCCGTTCTCCTATTGCTTGCTTCAAGTTCCAAGATCCCAACCCGTTCCCCCTTTTGCAAGAGGTGAGTTGCAATGTGACGGATGATGCTGGTTTTTCCTGCACCAGAGCCAGCAGTAAATGTTGTAAGTTCTCCATACCTGATCCCGTGTAGTTTCTTGTTAAGTCCTTCAAAGGGGTATTCATGATCGAATGGTTTTTGTGGAGTTTTTACTATTTCTAATAGAGTCTTTCCATCTATTATTCCATCTGGTCTATACGGTTTAGCATCCCATATAGCTTTTCTAATCGCTTCTGAGTCTCCAGCCTGTAACGCTTCTGATGGATCTTTATATGCCTCCATACGTGCGATTTTAACCTTGCCTGGAGGTAGTACCATTGCAGTTTCTTCTGCTGCTTTCCTTCCTGGTTCATCACTATCAAAGAATAATATTATTTCTTCATATCCTTGGAATAAAGGTATTTGTTTCTGGATATCCTTCTTTGCACTGGCTGCACCGTGCGGTAAAGAAACCATCGGCCAACCGGACATAGCCTCATAACAGCTCGCAGCATCTAGTTCACCCTCAGTAACAACAATACGTTTACCAGTATTAGGAAACAAATGCTGACCGAATAAGGTATCAGTGGAAATTCCTTCATATGTAAACTCCTTTCTTTTATTCTTTACTTTGACTCCTTGAAGTACTCCATCGCTTGTGTAATATGGAAAGCGTAGAGTAGCTCCGTCTCTGAAAATCCTGAAGAACTGGCAAGTCTTCTCAGAGAGTCCTCTTTTTCTGAGGGCTTCTGGTTCTCCTTTAAGTTGGGCATTGGTCATTGTCCTTGTTGACTGTGAATTAAGATTTATACCTTCTGCAGGTGTGTAAGTTTGGCATGAGAAGCAAAACTTATGACCATCAGTATATACTGAATTAGCATCTGATGAGCCACAAGTTTCACAAGGTTCATGTGCCACGAACTCACTGATTATATCAGCCATTCTAGTGGTATTGTATGGTATGCACACCAAGGTATATCATGACGATCACACCATTGTGCATATGTAGTCTTACTTGTTTTTGAAATTTTATTATAAGGTGCCTGAAATACCATCCGTAGATCTAAATCGGGATTGTCCTTCTTAACTGCAAGGATTTTTCTTCTATCCTTTGCATCCCAGTATCCTTTTGCTTCGAGGTAGATGTAATTTGGGAGTAAAAAATCAGGGCAATAATTGTGCTGGATGGTATAAGGAACCTGAGTAGATTCGTATTCATAAGATATACCAAGCCCTTCGAGAAGATTAGCTATCCTCTCTTCGAGCTTAGATCTGAATTTAGAAGTCTTCTTCTTCGACATTGGGTGTTTCGCTAACAGAACCAGCCTTGAATCCATCTGTTGTACCAAATAGATCAGCTACTTCAGTTTCATTTAGCTCACTGGAATCTATACCAGCAGCATCATTTAATTTGATAACTTGAACACCAACCAATTTAAGAGAACTACCATAGGTAACCCCATCCCGTAGAATATAGGGTTTTTGGTAAAAGCCAAGTTTAACAGTAGATCCTCCATATAATGGTGTTTTTGTATCTGTTAATGGTGTGCCTTCTGCATCAACTACAGGAGGACGTTTCTCTTCATTCCAAGAGAATTTAATTTTATACTTATCTGTAGCTACTTCTTCCCATGGCTCAGGTTTTAATGTACTGCGCTTAGGGTTCTTTAACTTAGATTCTGCCCACTTAAGGACATCTTTTCTTTCTGACTCTAGCTTATCTATAACAGTAGAATCAACAACAGCAGACAAGGAATATCCAAACTTACCAGGTTCTAGTATAGCTTGGAATCCTTCTAATTTAACTTCTTGAGTTACATGTACATTCTTATTAGACATCACAAGTTGCCTCGTCTAGTCTATCTAAGTCCTTACCTACTTTCTCAGCAGGTGCTAATTCTTTAGCTAATGATTGACGATACTCTCTCAATTCAGTGAGTTTATCATCAACAGCTTTAAGTCTCCTCATCTTTGCTTCTCTTTCAGCAGCTTGTAATCTCTCTTCAGAGACAACTACTATAGTAGGAGGTGCAAAGAATTGGTCAAATAGTGAATACATTTAACAGAAAAAATAAGTTGAGTCAATCACGGTTTCCGGTTTAAGGTCACCAATGATCGGTGGTTTTGATTCCGCTCCTATCTGAGCAGCAAAATCATTTAAGTAATCATTCTCAGCAAATAGATACATATATGTTTCACGAACTATATTAGATAGCTCATGCATATCTGTAGCTCTACATAATACTGAGTCATGTATTAGAGCAATTGGATTATTGAAACGAATAGCTCCAAGGTGCAGTAGTGACGCATCTAGACTGTGAATAAGATTAGGAGCTGTAGCTGCTTTATGCCTAGCTACATCTACTTTCTTTTCATCTCCAGTTACAACACTTAATTGACAACGACCTAATAATTGTAGATCAAATCGTTGCACATGTTTCTTCATAATACGTTGACGAACAACAAAACCAGAAGGTGTAACCCATTCTAATTGTGTAGCTCCATTCTTTATTATTTGTGCTACCTCATCTTCTATCCATTTCATGATAGACATCGGACCCGGTACTACTCTATGCATAGCACCTCTGACTGCCTTAACTGTAATAGTAAGAGAGTCCTTATCTATATCCACACCTTTCTCTTTCAATGCATCTCTAATGTATGCTCTATTAGAAAAAGGTTTAGCATTGTAGGGTATTGTCATGACGGTCCTTTTGACCACCTTCCTATCCATTACTTGTTGTATGTGAATAGGACAATCAGGTTTGGCAACATCCGCTACAACCTTATATGCGTCTTGTGGGCGTTCAGAAGGCAACACATTGACGAGTTGTGCTGTCTTGCGGTCCATCGCAAGTCCTGCGAGAATCTGAAGCCCACTGCATGTAGCATCCGTGGCAACACACAATCCAGTAGTGTTTCTGGTCTGTTTAGTTACTACCGCATAGTACTCCTCACATGAAGAAAGGAATTGCCACGGCTCTTCCGCTGCCTCCCAGTCACCAATATTTCCTATTGGATCAGTGGCTACTCTGGTAATCAACGGAATGTTATCATTCGTCCACGATAACCTTTCAGCCATCGTTGCTTTATCTAAACCATAAGTAGTTGCACATTGAAATGCTAACCATTCTTTTCCATCTTCTGTGATGTAGGACTCGTCAGCGAATCTAATAAGTGATTTTCCAAAATCTGTATCTTGTGGAGTAAGAAATGCAGGAATTGGGTAAGCCCTTCCCCTATAATCAAAAGACCAACAATGATAAAATCTTTCACGATCCTTAAAACGCTTAACAGTTTCCATAGTCATACGTGTACGGCATGACCTTTTAAATTCATGTGCTCTCTTATTCATTACTTCAGCAGCTTCTCGTCTATATTTCTTACGAGATTCTTTATTATCTGCTATATCAATAGGCTTAGGTGGTAGATCATAATGAATAATAGGAAGGAACTTACCAACACTTATGCCACGATCTTGGAGTGTCTCCGCAACCTTGACTGTGAATGGATTTAATGTATATCCAACTTGCTGTATCTTATTAAGAAAAGCCAGTGGAGTTTCTCCCTGTATAAGTGAGTGGTCAGCATGACGCACTAAGTCATGACCATGCATCACTTCATTTAATATATACCCACCTGGGCTTTCATTAGTCCAATCCCTTGGTGGCACTAGCATTGGCCAGGCTAAAGGACTAAATAACTCTGCATTTGCCATTACCTCATCCTTAATATCTAAGAACTCAGGTGTAGGTACAACATGCGTTACTGTTTTCTTCCCTTGCCTAATAGGTATCTTATAGAACCAACCACTTGATTGCATAATACAATCTAATAGCCAGCTACCTAGTCTAACACGTACACCAGTACTCCAAGGTGTCCAAGGCTTAACATTATACCGATTCATTAATGTACGAATAACGGTAAGTTTCTGTTGAGTACCAATAGATTTATGCCAGTAATTCTTCTTTAATGTATGTAGTAAAGCTGGTGCATTGGATTCATAATGCCTCATGTGACATTCATCTTCAATAGCATGACCAATAGAAGTACATACACTAACAGCTATGTTGCTATCTTCTTTATATCCGAATACTTTATCAAAGGTTAGCTTACATGCTATAGCAGCAGCAGCAACAGGTTCAATAGTCTTTAAGTGCTCATGAACATCTCTGAAGGCCACTCCATTATGTCCTTTGTGTATCCTAGAATTTGTATCGTTAATTCTCTGTACCAATAGAGGTAACAAAGTGTCAATACTAGAGATACCGTAAATAGTAGCTGACGCATAATCCTGGTTTTCTAATTTAATACTTTGATCTTGTAATCTCTTAAGTCCTTGACGTATTTGATCACGTTCTAATGCGATTTGTTCATCAATCTGTGCGATAGAGGGTGTCAAGTTCATCAGCTACTTGTTCTTGTAAAAGACGTTTACATTCTAAATAATTAGATTCACTCATTATACCCTCCTCCCTCCTTGCCTCTAGTAGAGCCAAAGCTTGTGTGTGGTAAGTATAAATATCATCATCACACCTCATAGTCGTAGTCCTTATCATTAAAGTGCTCCTTTGGAAATAGGTGATGCATACCTTCATGATCACATAAGAAGAACTCACTCTCCCCTTGTTTCATGATAGAGTTTACCTTTCTCTTGGCATTACCTCTAGTATTATATACATGTTCAGTAATCTTACCAGTCTTAATATTCTGCTCACGGATTATACATGTGATAGATGATGGTATTTGCCAGCCATCTACTCTCCAATCCATGAACTGTTCAAAAGGTAGTTCTTCAAAGTATTCTGAAGGTGCATTTTTAATTGCTTCCCAGTTATTAGGAAAGTATTTCTTCTTACTCATATATCCTCCTTATATCTTCAAGATAATCATCCATTAAAGCTGCTTCATCCATAGCCTCATAAGCTAATTCGTAAGCACCTTCGACATCATCTTTATCATATGGTGAGTCCAGGATAAAATCCCTCCCACTCTCCAATAGGCATAGATACTTAGGCATGGCGGCTTGACTGTGAATTGAGTTTAATAATTAGTTGTTTAGTTCTTTTCTTAGCAGCACGTAATGCCTGCGGCTTAAGTGTTCGCTTAAGTTCTTTTCTACTATGATGTTGCCAATTTGGTATCTTCATTAACACCTCCATGATGTTCAACTGTAGTAGGTCTATCTTCTACTTCTTTGTAGTTAATAGATATAACAGGTAAGACATCCTTTAGCTTAGTTGTTATATACCATATGGCATCACTAGGCTTTTGTATTGTCTTGACCGTGACTGTGAATTCATAGAATTTCATAAGAGTTTAAATAATAAACAATAAGGGATAGAGTCCCTCAGAAAGCCCCATTAAGAGGCTTTGGGAGAGAATCTAGAGATAATTAGTTTAACTAACCCCTCTAAATATATAAATGGTAGTAAACCTATCTCAAAGAGTGTTATATCCTTGAGAGTCCTAGGTTGTTTAGTAATAACAACAGGCATAGGCTTAGGTTTACGACGTTTAGCAGCACGAGGCTTAGATGTAGTCATTACTTGCTACGCTTGGTGTATCTAACACCACGGTAAACTAATTGCATTGTGTTAAGGTGAATAAACAACAAGGGAGATAAATCCCTTAGTAAACCCCTATAAATAGGGCTTAGAAAGAGAATTAACAGGAGACAATGAACTAAATACTTTATAATCTAAATGTAATAGATCAAGTAGTTCTTTCTCTTGTCTCTTACGTTCTTGCTCTAGTAACCATGTTTTGATGAGACTCATGAGACTGCCTCTTCTAGGTTTAATTTGTTAAGTTCAAGTCTAAACTCATTGATCTCATCCTTGCTAATACCTTCAATCATTAAACGATTAGTTGAATCTTGATGATTAACAACCATTAACATTTGATGCTCTTCGCAATAATGGATGTGACTATTTCCTTGGCAGAAACTATACTCATGAACTGTATCAAACTGCATTAGAATACCTACCACATAGTTGAGTTAAAGCATCTGGATACTGTAGCACATCTTCAGGTAATGAGTTATAAACTTCATCATTTGTAAAGATATACTTTAAGAGTAAACCTAACTGAGCATTCTCAGCCTTAGTAACTCCTACTACTCCTAGCTTCTTCATTAATTTAATTGGTGACTGTGAATAAATAGATAGATTAACTATCTAACG